AGAGGAAACCGATGAAGACGTATAAAGAACTAGTAGAAGGTATCAATGAAACTCTTTCATTCTTTCTAGAAGAAGAAGTCGAAGAACTCGACGAAGCGAATGAAAATTTCGATTCGAACTCTAAAGCACACCAAGCAGCAAAAAAAGCAGTAAAGGGGTGGAGGGGAGTTTCTAAAGCAACATATCATTCTGATGGTTCAGCAACAATTAACACCAAAGACAAAACCAAAAATCGGTATGGCAAAGGCGGACATTATTCGGGTCTTGAAACAACGAAATCACATTCAGCGGTTGATCAACATTTAAAATACGCTGGTGGAATGCATAATCATTCAAGAGATGAATACGATAATCATAAACAAAAGATCGACGGTCTTCACTGGAAAGTTAAAGGCAAAGCGACAAGTTATGGAGACACTCACGAAATTCATATCCATGAAGGGGTTGAAGGTCTCGACGAAATTTCTGCAATGAAGGCAATTAGAACTTCTGTAAAGCGCGAAGTTTCAGGAGTAACTAAGTCAATACAAACTGGCGATCCCGATGATGCTAACCAAAAGAAAATTGACAATAACAAAGATCGTATTCATAAAAAGTATGGATATAGAGCAGCAAACCTCGCGCATAATGTAGCAGGAAGAAGACTTGATTATCATGATGGTCCTTATCAACCACGTGTACGCAAGGAAGAATTCGATTTTGATTTATTCGAATCAATTATGCTAGGCGAAGGCGATCTATCTATTCGTACTTTGTATAACAAATACGCAGACCATGCTCTTGGTGCTGGAGATAGTCCAGATCCTAAGAAAGCTGCTGCGGTCAAGAAAGCAATTGTCAAGGTCCATGGTGCCACTGTTATGGGTCATCTAGAAAAAGCCAAGAATGCTGCTGCCAAAAATGATCAAGATTCAGAAAGCAATCATTTTAACAATGCTAGAAATTCAGCAAAAACAGACACTATGAGTGCAACTGTTGGCAAGAATCGTTCTTCTATGCGTAAAGAAGAATTCGATCTCGACGAAGGTCGTATGGAAGATCTGGCAATGGACATGGAATCATTGTCACATGAAGATTTTAAAAGAAAACATAGAAGAACAAAGCAACAAATGCAAGATGCGTTAAAGTCTGAAGAACTAAAGGGCAGTCAACATAAAATTGACGCCAATAAAAATGGTAAAGTTGATGGTCACGATTTTAAGATTCTTCGTAATCAGAAAAAAGCAAGATACCAGTAAGGAATAACAAATGGCGACTAAAGCGGTTCTAAAACTAACACAGGTTCATGGTGTAGTGAAAGTGCGTGGCACGGGATCCGCTACCATTGCACTTGCAACAGACCTTAAGAAGACATCTGAAACACAGTCTTCACCTAAAGTAAACATTCGTACCATTCATTGGGGAATGTCAGATGGAGATACCGCCACGGTTACTAGAGACAGTGAAGTTCTATATTATCTTTCTGGTACAGGCAAGATGGAATTTATGGGTTGGTCTGACAACGAAGAAAATGGATCAGATATTGTTGTTGATTTCTCATCGGGAACTGGCGCTGTAGTTTTAGAACTCGCAAAAATTTCTGGTTATGGTTCGCAACAACATCAGAACCAAGGAGATCTAGGATAATGAAATTAATTACTGAAGTAAACGACAACGTTCGTTATATCACTGAAGAAAAAGACGGTAAGAAATCCCTCTTCATTGAAGGTGTTTTCTTACAATCAAATCTCAAGAATCGCAATGGACGTATGTATCCTGCTGAGATTATGGAAAAAGAAGTCCAGCGTTATATGACAGAAGCAGTGGAGAACAAGAGAGCATTCGGCGAACTTGGTCACCCAGATGGTCCGTCAATTAACCTTGACCGTGTATCTCATATCGTTACCGAACTCTATAGAGATGGCGATAACTGGATGGGTAAGGCGAAGATCACTGATACTCCCATGGGAAATATTGCTCGTGGTCTGATTGAATCAGGTGGTCAACTTGGTGTTTCTTCAAGAGGACTTGGTACTCTGAAAGAGAATAGAGATGGAGTCCAGATCGTTCAAGACGATTTCCATCTTGCAACCGCAGCAGATATTGTTGCCGATCCTTCTGCTCCTGATGCATTCGTAAGAGGCATTATGGAAAATAAAGAATGGGTAATTGTTGATGGTCTTTGGACTGAACAAGCATCTGATATGGCAAAGAAAGTCATTAAGAAGGCAAACAAAAAGCAACTCGAAGAAGCAAAAATGATAGTTTTTGAGAATTTCCTCAACAGACTTGCAAAGATTTAAAGTTTCTTTATTATAAATAAAAGACTAAGTTCCGAAAATTAGGAGAAAAACATGACTGTAGAAAGAAAAATCAGAGAGTTGCTTGCGGGAAAGCAAGCGATTACTGAAGCTTCTGACGGTGATATGACCGCACCAAAGCAAGGTAATTCGGTCACATCTTCCTCAGAAAAGATGGGTGCCTCGAATGGTAAAGATACCTCAAAGGCATCTAAGTCAAATACATCGGGCGACCAAACTCAACCACGTCAAGGTTCTTCGGCAGATGCACCACACCAAGACCGTGATGGTGATGCTGACGAAAATCAGGGCGCAAAGGTTGCCGTAAACGCCAAGGATACTTCCGACTCGTCAGGTCCTGCATCTGGTCCAGGTAATGCACCAAACTTCAACACTGTTGATGATCCAAGATCGGTTGTTAATCAACCATCATCTAAGGGTAACGTTCATCAAGAAGAGTATGAACCAGAAGAAGATGATCTGATCGAAGACGATGATGATAGCGAAGATGAAGACGGTGAAGATCTTGAAGAAGATTTTTCAGCAGAACTCGCAACCCTCTTTGATGGTAACGAAAATCTTTCAGAAGAATTCCGTGGCAAGGCAGCATCGCTGTTTGAAGCAATGGTTTCTGCGTCTGTTAACGTTAAGGTATCGGCACTTGAAGAAGCACTCATCGAAGAGGCTTCTGACCTTATGGAAGAATTCAAGAGCGAACTTGTTGAGAAAGTCGATTCTTACCTAACTTATGTCGCTGAACAGTATATTGCTGAAAACGAACTCGCTGTTGAGAACGGTCTTCGTTCTGACATCACTGAATCGTTTATCGCAGGACTTAAGAATCTGTTTTCGGAACACTATATTGAGGTTCCTGAAGAGAAATATGATGTGCTTGGTGAAATGCAAGTCGAGATTGAAGATCTTCAATCCCGTGTGGACCAAACTATGACTGCAAATGTAGAACTGCATGCTGAGAATACAAGACTTCAAAGAGAAAGCGTCTTAATCGCGGTTACCGAAAACCTCGCCAAGACCGATGCTGAGAAGTTTGTAAGTATTGTTGCTGATGTAGAATTCGAGAACGCAGAAATTTTCGAAGAAAAGTTGAATGTCATTAGAGAAAACTATTTCCCTAAAGCACAACCTAATACAGAAGAAAAGATGACTGACGGTATGGATGAGTCGACTGAGTATACATCTCCGCTTATGGAGAAGTACTCGAAGGCACTAGACAGAATGGCATCTCAAATCTAAATTAATATAAATAATAAGTTGAAATAATAAAACCCTACAAGGAGAAAAAAATGTTTCTTTCAGAATCTCTACAAAAGAAGTGGGAGCCTGTCCTAAACCATGAAGGCATGGGACAAATTAAGGATTCCTACAAGCGTGCAGTTACTGCTGTCGTTCTCGAAAACCAACAAAAGGCTCTTCAAGAAGAAAAGACTGCGTTGTTCGAAACTCCTGCAAACGCAACTGGTGCCTCGATCGATAACTACGATCCTATCCTCATCTCGCTCGTTCGTCGTGCGCTGCCAAACTTGATGGCATATGACGTTGCTGGCGTTCAACCAATGACTGGACCAGTTGGTCTTATCTTCGCAATGAAGTCGGCATACACTACCCAGTCGGGTACGGAAGCACTCTTCAACGAAGCAGACACAGACTTCTCGGGTACAGGAACTCATGCTGGTTCAAACCCAGTTGATGGTTCTTACACCACAGGTACTGGCATTGCTACTGCTGATGCTGAAGCACTTGGCGAATCAGGTGGAACTGACTTCAACGAAATGGCATTCTCAATCGAGAAGACAACCGTTACTGCTAAGACTCGTGCACTGAAGGCAGAATATACTGTTGAATTGGCGCAGGATCTCAAGGCAATTCACGGTCTTGACGCTGAGTCAGAACTTTCGAATATCCTTTCACAAGAAATTCTTGCTGAAATCAACCGCGAAGTTATCCGTACGATCTATAAGGTTGCTAAGCCAGGTGCTGCTTCGACAGCAACTGCTGGTACTTTCGATCTTGACGTTGACTCAAACGGTCGTTGGTCAGTAGAGCGTTTCAAGGGTCTTCTGTTCAACATCGAACGTGACGCTAACGTAATCGCTCAAGACACCCGTCGTGGTAAAGGTAACTTCATCATCTGTTCGTCAGACGTTGCTGCTGCTCTTGCAATGGCAGGTATGCTTGATACTGGTGCTGCACTTTCTGGTTCGCCAACTCTGAATGTTGATGATACAGGCAATACTTTTGCTGGTGTTCTTAACGGTCGTTACAAGGTATACGTTGATCCTTACTCAGCAAATGCTGGCGCTGCATCGCAGTTCTACGTTGTTGGTTATAAGGGTGCGAATGCTTATGACGCAGGTATCTTCTATTGCCCATACGTTCCACTACAAATGGTTCGTGCTATCGACCCTAACACCTTCCAACCTAAGATTGGTTTCAAGACTCGTTACGGTATGATTGCTAACCCATTCGTTCTACAGTCGAACGGTACAACTGACGCTGATACATTCACCGCCAACCGTAACCACTACTATCGTCGTGTTAAGGTTACTAACCTTATGTAATCAATACCTCTTCTCAGAAGAGAGGGTTGCAGAAACTGGGGGGAGCAGAAATGCTCTCCCCTTTTTTCATTATAAATATACAGCAATGGAGGAATTCAATGGTAGTATCTACAACAACAAACATCACTGAAGGATCTTGGATCAACTCACAACCTAGCGATCTTGATTACCTAAAACCAAATGGTTTCAAGTTCCAGATTCACACGCTACCAAACGTATCATATTTCTGTCAAGCAGCAAATATTCCATCGTTCAGTATTGGATTTACAACAACTGAAACTCCTCTTTCTGCTTTGTTTAATCCAGGAGAGAAACCACAGTTTGGCGAACTTGTCATTCGGTTTCTCGTTCAAGAAAATATGGCGAATTATAAAGAACTCTATAATTGGTTGACTGGTCTTTCATTCCCAGAAAATCATGATCAATACAAGAACTGGAACAGGTCTCAGTCATATAGATTCCCAGCTGTTCCAGAGAAACGACTAGGTGCAGTTACTAACTTCTCAGACGCTGACTTCTTTATTCTAGATTCGGATAACAACCCAAACGTCAAGATCACATATTATGATCTATTTCCTATCAGTCTCGAAGCATTGGACTTTGATATTGCTGGTGGTTCTGTTGAGTATCTTGTAGGCGTTGCTGCGTTTAAATATAGATATTATACAATCGAGACAGTATAAAATTATATTCTGATTAAATTATTCTTTGTGAGGTAATATGAAACTATCTGAAATTCAAGACATGTGGTCAAAAGATGCTAAGGTCAACGAACTAGATCTTGGTAAGTCTTCGATTCAAATCGCCGAACTGCATGCAAAATATCTAAACATTTTGAGTAATACCAAATTGCAACTTCGCAAATGCGAGGGGGATTACTTGCGTCTTCGCCGCACCAAGTTTAAATACTATCGCGGAGAAATGACTCGCGAAGAACTAGAAGAACTTGGGTGGCATCAGTTTCAGGGATTAAAACCACTAAAGAACGAAGTCGAAGATATTGTTAACTGCGACGAAGATATTATTCGTTGCGTCGATAAAGTTGAATATATGAAAGCAATGCTCTACCAATTAGAGCAAATTATCCGTTCGCTAAATGGTCGTGGTTGGGAAATCAAGAATGCCATTGAGTGGACAAAGTTTACTAACGGATTGATGTAGTGCCCGACTTAACAGTTACCAAGAAAGATGAAGTCTATTTGAATATCGAAAGCGATCCTTCGATTGCTTCGGAGTTGAATGACTATTTCACTTTCGACGTTCCTGGTGCAAGATTCATGCCAACCTACAAGGCAAAAATGTGGGATGGTAAAGCACGAATGTTTAACATGTGGACCAAAGAACTTTATGTTGGTCTGCTTCCATACCTGAGAGAGTTTGCCGCAAGATCTGACTATGATATGGATGTCAAAATGGATCCGATAGGCGATCCTGTTGATATTGAGTACCTAGAGGAATTCGCTGAGAGTCTGAACCTTACCTCGCAAGGCAATCCGATTCAGGCGAGAGAATATCAAATCGATGCTGTCAAATATGCAATTCGTATCGGCAGAACTCTGCTTCTCTCTCCCACTGCATCTGGTAAATCCCTAATCATCTATCTACTACTGCGTTACCACCAGAAGTTTAATCGCAAACAGTTGGTCATTGTTCCAACGACATCGTTGGTCGAACAAATGTATGGTGACTTCGCTGATTATTCACACGAAGATGGTACGTGGCATGTTGCGAATAACTGTTCGAAAATTTATGCAGGTTTTGAAAAATCAAACCAAGCAAACATCGTTATCTCAACATGGCAATCCATCTACAAGTTACCAAAAAAGTTCTTTGATGACTTTGATGTTATCTACGGAGATGAAGCACACCTTTTCAAAGCGAAATCTCTTACCTCAATCTTCAATAAATGCACCAAAACTAAGTTTCGCATTGGAACCACTGGTACTCTCGATGGAACTAAGACTCACAAGTTAATTCTTGAGGGTCTGTTTGGCAAGGTTCATCGGGTAATTACTACCAAAGAACTGATGGACAATAAAGATCTTGCTGATTTGAAAATCACCTGCCTACTTCTAGACTATACCGACGAGACTAAAAAGGCAGTTAAGAATAACACATACCAAGAAGAAATGGACTGGTTGGTTAAGAACCACAAACGAAATGTCGTCATTCGTAATCTCTCTGTAACGCAAAAAGGTAACACGCTAGTTCTCTTTCAATTTGTAGAGAAACACGGTGATGTTTTATATAAAATGATCAAAGAAAAAGCAGGAACTTCTAGAAAAGTTTTCTTTGTTTATGGTGGAACAGATACAACACATCGAGAACAAATTCGTGCTATTACTGAAAACGAAACTGATGCAATTATTGTTGCCTCCTACGGCACCTTTTCAACGGGAATAAATATACGTAACCTCCATAACGTGGTATTTGCTTCTCCATCTAAATCTCGTATTAGAAATCTCCAGTCTATTGGTCGCGGATTAAGAAAGGGAAATCAGAAAGAACGATGTAATCTTTTTGATATTGGTGACGATCTCTCCTGGAAGTCAAAGAAAAATTATACGTTGAACCATATGGTCGAGCGTATCAAAATTTATAATGAAGAAGGTTTCAACTACAAAATTGTAAGGTTGGCGATTGATGACTGAATATTATATCAGACTACTTAAACTGAAAGATGGAGAGATGATTATGTGCTCCACTGATGCTGTCGGAACCACAGATCTAGATTTTAGAAAAACAATTAGCGTAAAGAATCCTGTTCAGATTCTTCCATACCAAGTCTCAACACCGAATGGAAATGCTGAAGGATTTGCATTCAAAACATGGTTGCCGATTTGCGAGGGTGCAGAATTTCAGATTGCTTCTGACAGTATTATGGTTGTGGGTACATTAAAATCAGATATACAAACCCAGTATACATCATATATTGAGATGAGAGACAACCCACCTATTGACGAAGATGATGTCTTCGAAGATTGGCATTCAGAACTTTTTAACAGGCATAAGCTACTTAACTAGAAGGTTTATTTCATAGACGACATAGTCATTATACTGTAAATTCATGAACATGTCAATAGATTTATTGAAGAAAAAATTAAATAAAACTATTTACTTTTGGTTGTATTCACGGTATAAAGGAGTTATATTAATGAGGATTTATAATGGCAAAGTTAAAGACTAACGTACATTACGTGAACAATAAAGAATTTCTCGCCGCCATAGTGGCGTATCGAGAAAAGGTAATTGCTTCCAAAGAAAACGGTACACCGAAACCTCGATGCCCGAACTACATCGGTGAGTGTTTTGTTAAGATCGCAAACCATCTCGCATATAAAGCAAACTTTATCAACTATACCTATCGAGAAGAGATGGTACTAGATGGTATTGAAAACTGCATTACTTATGTTGACAACTTCGATCCCGCCAAATCCTCAAATCCCTTTGCCTACTTTACTCAAATTACATACTATGCTTTTCTGCGTCGAATTCAGAAAGAGAAGAAGCATATGGCGACCAAGTATCGCTACATTCAGAATCTAGATATCAGCAGTATCATTACCGAAGATGCAGATGGTTCTGAGCATACCAATGAGTTTATCAAATATCTTCGTAAGCAAATCGATGATTCGCATGATAATTCTTTTGAGAATCAACCACCAAAGAATCCCATGCCAAAACGTCGACCAAAATATTTTGATAAGAAAGAAGAAAAAAGCCTTGACTCTTGACCGAGTTTAGGGTATAGTGGTTCTATTATTAATGTAAGGAGTTTTATATGAGTAAGTTTTTTAAATGGGTTTCTGAAAATACCACAAGTCTTATAGTCGCTGCTGGTTTGGGTATTCCACTTCTTCTCCTTTTCTATATTGTCGGAAAGCACGAAGAAAATGTATCACAAGTTACTCGACAGAATTCAGGTTGCATCTATCTCGAATCCAGTCGTCTTGGTGTAGATCAACACTACATGCTTTGTGATGGGCGGATTAACCTTGTGCATCTTGCCGCTGATGGCGAAGTCCCTGCAGTTGAAGCCGTCGATGTAATTCAGAATGCGGTTGATGAACCTGCTCCTGCTACCGTATCAACCCCTGCTAAGTGAGATTATTATGATAATTAATACACAACTTCTAACTAATGATATAGTTTCGGACATGCAAGAAGAAGCAGGTGAATCATCACTAAATGCCAACATCTATTTTGACATTCGTGGTGCAACACCTTCTGAAAAGGCAAAGGTGCGAGCAATCCTCGATGAATTTTATGCAGATATTCGTAAGGCGATCCGCTCTGCATGAAAGTTGCACTAATCACGGACACCCACTTTGGTGCACGATCGGATTCAATTCCGTTTGATAACTTCTTTAATAAATTCTATACAGAAGTTTTCTTCCCCCATCTTGAGCGTGAACAGATCAAAACGATTATCCACTTAGGAGACGTTTTTGATCGACGGAAATACATTAATTTTAATACACTGAAGAAGTGTAAGGAATATTTCTTCGATCGAACTGCCGATCTTGGTATCGACGTTCACATGCTTGCAGGAAACCACGACACATTCTTCAAGAACACCAATGAAGTCAATGCACTTGATCTGCTACTACGAGAATATCCTAACGTAATTACCTATTCTGAGACAGAAGATATTATCGTTGATGGTAAAAACCTACTACTAGTTCCTTGGATTTGTTCGGGCAACTATGATCAGACTATGGAGATTGTTAATGCCTCAAATGCACAAGCCGTATTCGGACACTTTGAATTTGCTGGTTTCCAAATGTATCGTGGGCATACGAATGATCATGGAATGGATACTAAACTTTTCAGCAAGTTTCCTCTTGTTTGTTCTGGGCATTTCCATCATCGTAGTCGTATCGGTAATATTGTTTATCTTGGTAATACTTATGAGTTTACTTGGTCTGATTATAACGATCCTCGAGGGTATCACATCTATGATACGGAAACTAATGAGATAGAATTTTATGAAAACCCGAATAGAATCTTTCATAAAATCTATTATGATGACACTACTGACGATCCTAGTTTGCTTGATCTTAGCACACTTGTTGGGACTTGTGTTCGTTTAGTCGTTGTTAAGAAAACTGACTTCTATAAGTTTGATCGTTTCGTAGACAAACTATATGACTGCAATCTTCTCGAACTAAAGATCATTGAAGACTTCTCTGAGTTTGAGACTGAAGCGATGGACGACGAAGAATTCAATGTCGAGGATACTATGACTGTTCTTTCGGATTTCGTTGATACTATCTCAACCGATTTAGAAAAGACTCGGATCAAGTCTATTTTACAGACTCTCTATGTTGAGGCACAGAACGTTACAGTATGATAAATTTTGCAGCACTTCGATGGAAGAATCTTCTGTCGACTGGTAATCAGTTTACGGAAATTAAATTGAACCGTTCTCCTAGTACACTAATCATTGGTGAGAATGGTGGTGGTAAATCGACGATGCTCGATGCGCTTTGTTTTGTTCTCTTCAACAAACCGTTTCGTAACATTAACAAACCGCAGTTGGTAAACTCTATCAACAAGAAGAACATGCTGATAGAGATTGAGTTTCAAACTGGTCGCAAATCATATAAGATTGTGCGGGGAATCAAACCAAATGTGTTTGAGATTTATGTAGATGGTGAACTGATCAATCAAGATGCTGCTGCTCGTGACTACCAGAAGTATCTTGAAGAATCAATTCTCAAGATGAATTATAAGTCGTTCACCCAGATTGTTATTCTGGGAAGCGCATCCTTTACTCCATTTATGCAACTTCCTGCGTTCACTCGTCGCGAAATCATTGAAGACATTCTTGATATTCAGATCTTCACTACGATGAATAGTGTGTTGAAGGATACACTTATTGAGATCAAAGATAAGTTGACTGCTGCAGATAGTCGTCTCGAGGTTCTAAAGCAAAAAGCAACTCTACAGAAAGAATATGTAGATACTCTTGAAGCAAACAAGGAGAAACGATCAGATGAAATTCAATCACGCATTTTCTTTGGTGAACGAGCAATCATCCAGTTCCAGAGTCTCGTTGCTACGCTTGAAGGTGAAAAGATTACGCATGAGGATGCCTCGGCAGCACTCGGAGATCTTACATCAAAACAAAAGAAACTCGATCAATTCAAAACCAAGTTTTCCACTCAACTCCGAGATCTTCAAAAGGAGGTGGCGTTCTATGAAGGCACGGATGAGTGTCCGACGTGTAGGCAAGGGATTGCTCATGATCATAAAGAGACCATCGTATCATCCAGACAAGAGAAAATCCAAGAACTATCTTCAGGAATGGAAAAACTCCAGAAAGAATTTACAAAACTTGAAGAACTTATCGCGGAGAATGATGTTCTTTCCGAACAAATTTCAGGACTGAATAAAGAGATCATTACTCATAACAATGAGATTATTGTTCAACAAAGATTAATCCAAGCACTCAATCTAGAACTGAATGACATTGCTACAAAGACTGCAGACATTGATGGCGAGAAAGATAAACTAAAGACATTCGCGAAGGATGTTCTTGCGCAGAATTCCGAGAAGGCGAACCTGAATGAAGAAAAGCATTACATGGACGCTGTTTCGACATTACTCAAGGACACTGGTATTAAGACTAAAATTATTCGGCAGTACCTTCCAGTTATCAATAAATTGGTGAATAAATATCTAACTGCCATGGACTTTTTCGTTCAGTTTAATCTAGACGAGAAGTTTGACGAAACGATTAAGTCTCGTCACCGTGATGACTTTAGTTATGCTTCGTTCAGTGAAGGTGAGAAACAAAGAATCGATCTGGCGCTGCTGTTTACTTGGCGTACAATCGCTAAGATGAAGAACAGCGTTGCGACTAACCTGCTGATTCTCGATGAAGTGTTTGACAGTTCTCTAGATAACAATGGAACTGATTATGTAATGGCATTACTAGATACTCTTGGAGAAGAAACGAATACGTTTGTTATCAGTCACAAGGGTGATCAACTGTTCGATAAGTTCCGCAGTTTGATAAAGTTTGAGAAGAAAAACAATTATAGTGAAATGGTGGTATAATGGAACTGTTGAAGATTAGTGATCCTCTTTTAAGAGAGATCCCCGTTGAATTTGATTTTGAAACTCAGAATGCACAAGAACTCTCGGATGCTTTGTGGACAAAGTGTCGAGAACTAAAGGGACTTGGTCTTTCTGCCAATCAAGTTGGTATCGATGCAAAGGTTTTCGTTATGGGAACTGATGAAACAAACAGAAAGAATATCTTTAATCCAACGATTGTTTCTCTTTCTGACAAAAACAATATTGCGACTGAAGGTTGTTTGAGTCTTCCTGGTATCTGGTTAAACATTCGTCGACCAGAGGAAGTTACCATTTCATATCGCAATGTTCAAGGTGAATATGTCGTTGAGCAACTTGCTGGTCTAGAGGCAAGAATCGCTCTCCATGAATACGATCATATGATCGGTATGAATTTTATGGATAGAGCATCAAAACTAAAGCGTGACATGGCAATCAAATCTCTAGAGAAACGAGCAAAGAGGTATATTCAAAAAAATGTCAGACAAAACGTATGATTTTGGATTCACGTTTGAGGATCCAACCGAAACAATTATCCAACAACCAGCACAACAAATCGACTCTGGTGCCCAAGATGAGATTATGGCGAAACTGTCTGAACTCTCTGCTAGAATTGCAGGGACAGATGCAACTGGTATCGTCGCTGAACATAAGGCATTACTACAACAAGAAGTTTCATCGAAGTTGAGAGAAGTCGAGGATATGATCTTGCCTCTACTTTATAATTTAAAGAAAAATCCTGAGCGTGATTATATACATTGGCCAGGAGAAACAAGGACCAAAACAATTGACGCACAAATTGACAAAATCACAGCGATCACGAGATACTATGACCGACTCTGAAACTTTTGCCACTAAACAAAAGTTTTTTGTTGAACCTGCTGCGAAGATTTTTAATTTTTACCTTTGTGGTGAGATTAAAGAAGCAGAAGAATATATTGAATGGTTTCAAATTCTCCGATCCGTTGGTGAAACTGACATCGTTTACATCCGCATTAACAGCGAGGGTGGAGATTTGTTCTCCACGTTGCAGTTGGTTCGAGCGATTCAAGAATCCTCTGCTACGATTATCTGCTCAGTCGAAGGAATTTGTATGAGTGCTGCCACTCTGGTTTTCCTGAGTGCTGACCGTTACGAACTTTCTGATCACACAATGTTTATGTTCCACAATTACTCAAGCGGAACAATCGGTAAGGGTGGTGAGATGTATGACCAAATTACCCACTTCCGTGTATGGTCTGAGAAACTTTTCAATTCTTTCTATAAGGATTTTTTAACCGACGCAGAGATTAAGTCGATGCTCGACAACAAAGATATCTGGTTGGATGCAGAGGAAGTTGCTAAACGACTTGAACACCGAGTTAAAACGCAGGAGAAACTCGAACAAGAAGAATCTGCTAAGAAAAAACCAAGAAAGAAACTTCCAATCGAATAAATAGGCTTGACTTTTCTAGAAAAATCAGGTATACTGTTTGTATGATAAAATTTAAAGATTATATTGCTGAGTCTAAGGAGGGTGCTGGTCTAACCATTTGGGATATTGACGAGACCCTCTTTAACACTAAAGCACAGATCCATGTCGTCAAGGACGGCAAACTGGTAAAGAAACTCTCCAACACTGAGTATAATACATACACTCGGAAACCTGGAGAGACCTACGACTTCGTTGAATTTAAAGACGCGAAGCATTTCCGCGACACCTCTGAACCTATCGCTCGAGCAATCGCGAAGGCAAAGGCGATCCACAAAAACATNAAGAATCGTGCTGGNAGNAAGATGATNATTATCACTGCTCGCTCGGACTTCGATGATCGTGAAACTTTCTTGGACACTTTCCGTCAACAGGGAATTGACATTGATGATGTGCACGTTCACCGTGCTGGTAATCTCGATGCTCCCAACTCTGCTGCGGGTAAGAAAATCTTCATAAAACAGTATCTCGACTCTGGTAAATATGGTCGTGTTCGCCTGTTTGATGATGCTATCTCAAACCTAGATATGCTGCTAGGTTTAAAGACTGAATATCCAGATGTTGATTTTGAAGCATACCTTGCCCATCATGATGGAACGATGACAAGATATCGTAAATAAGGGCTTGACTTTTGTTAAGTTTTAGGGTAGAATGGAATAATAAGGAGACGAAAAATGATTAAGTCTGTTGTTGTAAGTTTAGTTGCTCTGAGTGTTGCTTTTGTTCCTGTCGCTGCTGAAGCACGCAACCGTGATGGAAACGGTTGGGAACACCGTCAGGAACGACGCGAACATAAACGTTCGCGCATTAGCACTGGTGAGGCAATTGCTATCGGCGTAGGTGCCTTCATCCTCGGTGCTGCTGCCAGTCGCAAACCAATAGAAGAACGTGTGGTAGACCGTGAAGTCTATGACCGCGAGTATGAATACCACTATCGTCGCTATCAACAGCGTACTTGCAACGAAGAATACCAACCTTTGTATAATTCTAACGGACAATTCGTGCAATATGTACGGGTCATGAACTGCTATTAATTTTCAAAAATCTTAAATTAGGGCTTGACTTTTGCCACGTTTCGGGGTAGAATGGAATATAAGTTGATGATGAGGTTTTGTGATGTCTGTTTCTAATTCTGAAAAATCCATTCTTGCCAAGCTTCTTGCTTCTGAGAATATCCATATTGAGCATCGCAAGGTTCCGACCGCTGCCTTCGATCTTAAGAATCGCTCACTTATCCTTCCTATCTGGAAGGAAATGTCTGCTGACCTGTATGACTTGCTTATCGGTCACGAAATCGGTCATGCCCTTTACACTCCCTCTGAAGGTTGGCACGGTGCTATAACCGACGGTGGCAACGGCATCAAGTCGTTCCTGAACATCCTTGAAGATGCTCGTATCGAGCGCAAGGTTAAGGACAAGTATCCTGGTATCCGCAAGAACTTCTTCGCTGGTTACAAGGAACTCTTTGAGCGTAACTTCTTCGGAGTTGAAGGACGTGACCTCAACACACTTCGCTTCATCGACCGTGTCAACCTTTATTACAAGGTTGGTGCTTTCCTGAACATTCAGTTTTCGGAAGACGAGAAAGCAGTCCTGCTCCGTATCGATGCTATGGAAACTTGGGAAGATGTCTCGGAACTTGCGACCGAACTCTATGGTCTTGCCAAAACCGAACAGACTCCTGAAGAAACTGCCTTCGATGACATCATGGACCAACTCGGTGCAATGATGGAAGATGACTCTGAAATGGAACCGTCCTCTATCCCTTCTGAGACTTCAGACGAACAGTCCGACGAACAGTCTGATGAACAGTCTGACGGTAACTCCGACGAGTCTGATGAAAAGCAGGAAAGTGAAGGTCAGTCTGCTGATAAGTCAGAAAATTCTGACGATAATAGCGACGATGATCGCTTTGATCCCGATACCTCTGAATGGGATACCGATACTGACTCTGAATCTGACTCGCGTATTCCTGACGGTTCTAACGGTTTCCAGGAAGAACCATATTACGACGAAGATCCTGTCGCTGAGACTGACGAAAACTTTCGCAATCGTGAAGACGAACTGGTCGACAGCGAGTCTCTGCCGTATGTCTATGGCAACCTGACCATGATCAAACCTTCTGATTATGTCATTCCGATGAACACGGTAATTGATAGTATCAAAATCACGGTTCGTCAGGGGTATAATGTTATCGACTCGGAATCCGATGCAACTCAAATTTACAACGAATTCCGTGTGAACAATCAAAAATATATCAACCTAATGGTTCAAGAATTCGAAATGCGTCGTAAGGCATCCGAGTTTGCTCGTGCGACTGTCGCCAAGACTGGTCGTCTCGACACTGACCGTCTGTGGGCACATAAGATTAGCGAAGACCTGTTCGCTCGTAATACGATTATGCCGAACGGTAAAAATCATGGTATGCTTATGTTCCTCGACATGTCTGGTTCTATGGACATGAACATGAAGGGTACGATTGAGCAGTTGGTTACGCTGGCAATGTTTGCTCGTAAGGTTCGCATTCCTTTTGAAGTTTATGGTTTCATTAATAACCAATTTGCTCGCACTGCATTCCCTAAGCATGATCGTGGTTATGAAAATCCTACCACTGGTGCTGGTCTGAACGATCTTCAGATTGCTGATTATAATTTCTTCCTATATCAGTTCCTCGACAGTAGTTGCTCGAGCGCACAGTTTAACAACGCTGTGAAGAAGTTACTGCATCTTGGTAAGGCATATGATAATCGCCGTTCATATGGCAATCAACGGCACTATAAGTACCCTGACCACTTCGGTCTGGGTTCTACTCCTCTTGAAGAATCGATCATTGTTGCCCGTTCGATTGCCGACCAGTTTCGTTCTAAGCATCGTCTAGAAGTTCTATCAACTGTGTTCCTAACTGATGGTGATGGTGACAATAATTTCACTACGAATTCGAAAAGTTATTATGGTCACAGCAATCTGACTGTTGAAGATTCTAAGACCCGTAAGTCGGTTACGGTGAAGTATGATTCCAATACACGTGGTCGTACTGCTTTTTCGACTGCGCTTCTCGAACTCTACGGCAAGGTTACTGGTTCAAGAGTTATCAACTTCTTCATTCTGACATACAGTGAGCGACATACTGCTCGTAATATGTTCAACGATGACTACAATTTCGACCATAAGTGGAGAGCAGAATGGATCAAGGATCGTGTTTTCACTCTCGAAAATCACGGTGGTTTTCACAATCGCTTCCTCGTTCCTGGTGGTAAGAACCTTCAGATCGGTGCTGACACTCTGACGGTTGATAGTGAGAATACGAAGCAAATCTTCCAGGCATTTAAGAAAATGCAGAACGGAAAGCAAGCGAGTCGTGTTCTGCTGACCAAAATGATTCGGGCAGTCGCCTAATGTTTGGAGGAAATTCTATGTTGGAATGGTTTAAGTCTAAGATGCAATGGTTAGGAGGAAAATCTGTGTTGGAACTAATTGGTTTGTTGGTGGTTATGGTCATCACATTTTATGTCTTTGGTGTCGTGTTTTTGCTCGCACTCTCGCTATGGCCACTGTGGTTGATCCTGTTTATTATTTACGTATATCGCAAAAATAGGGCTTGACTTTTGCCACGTTTTAGGGTAGAATGAAATATAATGATTGATAAGGAAAATTTTATTATGGTTGATTTCCCCTCTGAACTTGAAACTCTCGTCTACCTTAAATGGTCGCCTAATGAAAATGGTGTCCTTCGTGCTGTGTACCCTAACGGTGCTGGGTTTATCCTCCTTCGTGGTGAAACCGTTGAATATTATGATTTCTGTAATGACGGTTCTCATGAACTGGTTGAGTCGCGTGAATTGATTATTTCTAAATAATAGGCTTGACTTTTATACCGTTCTGCGGTATATTAATTATATTGATGATGTGAAGGTGAAAAATAATGAATCGTGATGCTTTGGTTGAATACCTTTCTGCCCGTAATAATAATAACGGAATTTTCCGCACCCGTGATCTTGTTGAAGCATCTGATGCTTTGGGTCAGCGGTATCCGTTTTGGTTGGCGACTGATGAGCGTCGTGTAAAACGTGGCACTTATGACCTCTCTCCTCTGATGCTGGGTAACGTTGTCCCGATGCCTGTTCGCGAAACAGCGAAGATTGTCATCGCTCCCAAGTTAGAAGTTCTCATTGAGAACCTCGTTCCTTCGGTCGACAAGACCTATGTTCCGTTCGGTTTCTATAAGGATCTGATTAAGATCCTGAGCGCTGGTGTGTTTTATCCGACGTTCGTCTCTGGTCTGTCGGGTAACGGTAAGACCACTATGATTGAACAGGCATGCGCTAAGTTGAAGCGTGAATGCATTCGTGTTAACATCTCTATCGAAACCGACGAAGACGATCTTATCGGCGGTAACACTCTGATCGACGGTAACGTAGTTTACCGCGAAGGTCCAGTTCTGACCGCCATGAAGCGTGGCGCTGTCCTTATCCTCGACGAAATCGACCGTGGTTCGAACAAGATGATGTGCCTTCAAGCAATCCTTGAGGGTAAACCATACTTCAACAAGAAAACTGGTGAGACGATTTACCCCAAGGCAGGGTTCAACGTGATCGCGACTGCTAACACCAAGGGTCGTGGGTCTGACGATGGCAAGTTTATGTCTGCCCAGATTCTTGACGATGCGTTCCTTGAGCGTTTTGCCATCACCGTTGAGCAGGAATATCCTTCTGCCAAGATCGAAAAGAAGATCGTGATGAACAAGATGGAAAAGGCAGGAAAGGTTGACGAAGAATTCGCTGACAAACTGACCACGTGGGCAGAAATTATTCGTAAGACTTTCTATGATGGTGGTGTTGACGAACTGGTTTCCACTCGTCGCCTTGAGCACATCGTCAATGCCTACGCGATGTTTGGCGACCGTTCTAAGGCAATCCAGTTGTGCGTCAACCGTTTTGACGCCGATACTAAGGCAGCGTTCCTCGACCTCTATAGCAAGGTTGACGTGAATGCCGACCCTGTCGCTGAAACGACTGACAACAATGATTCCTACTTTGACCAAACTGAAGAAATGCCATTTTAAGGAGAAAATATGACAACCGAATACAGATATAATGAAGGTGATCTGCTTCGGCAGATCACTGACTACGTAGATTCCACATATGATGGACACTACTCCCAGAATCAATATCAGGCAACTGAGTTTATCATCGACGGTGGTCATGGTATAGGGTTCACTGTCGGGAATATTCTGAAGTATGCTCAGCGTTACGGTCACAAGGGATCTCCCGAAGACTGGCGCAATGATCTGATGAAGGTTATTCATTATGCGATCATTGCTTTACACGTGCATGACCAAGAATATGAAGACTATGATG